AAACCTTTATGTGAGTGTCACGGATATAAACAACGTCCAGAACAAGGTGAAAGTACGCGATGAGAACAGTACGTTCTAAATCCGTTGAACAAAATTAAATAATTTTATATTTCTTTTAAAATCATTTGATGATGGATAATTTACCATTGTATGAGGCAAAAATAACCGATTTGAGCGAAGGCGTTTACGCAATCGCGCTTGTGGATTATCCTGCGGTTGAGAGCAATTTTATGGCTTTCAAAAGCGAAAAGAAACCGCTTATGTATTCCGTTCAGAATGAGGAACAGCATGTGATTTTCGGTGTGCTTATGAGGGCGGACTGGCCTATCTATAGGGTCGGAAATTCTGGGTATGAGTATTATATTATCTATTCAAAGGATACTGTAAGACAAATGGCGCAGAAAATGCTCAGTGACGGTGCGCAGAATTCTTTCAACGCCATGCACAACCTTGCTAACCCTATTCCCGGAATTGAATGCTTCCAACTATTCTTGAAGGACGTTGAGAAAGGCGTAAATCCGGCCGGATTTGAAGACATTGAGGATGGAAGTCTTTTCGGGGCTTTCAAAGTGAACAATATCGAAGCTTGGCAGGCTATAAAGGACGGGACTTTCAAGGGCTTTTCAATCGAAGGTTATTTCACGGTGGATGAAGCAAAACAAATTGAAAATAAACAATCTAAAAACCAAAAGAATACTATGTCAAAATTAAAGAACGCATTGCGCAAACTTCTTGCTGAATTTGGCGAAGTTGAAACCAACAAAGGCATTCTTTCCTATGAAGGTGAGCTCGAGGTTGGTGTTGAGGTCACTATTGACGGAGAAGCGGCTGCAGACGGCGAATATGAGGCAGAGGACAAGATAATTGTTGTCGCTGACGGAAAAGTCGCTGAAATCCGCGAAAAAGAGGCACCGGCAGAGGAAACCGAAGCACCCGCAGAGGAACAGGAAAATGAGGAAGAAGCCCCTGCAGAGGACAAGCCCGTTGAGGAAGTTGTTGAGGAAGTTGTTGAGGAACAGACACGCGACCTCGCTGCTGAAATTGACGCGCTCAAAGCTGAAATCGAATTGCTTAAAGAGCAAATCGCAGAGCTTGTCGGAGCACCCGTTGACCCGCCTGTTGAGGAACAGTTTGAAGCTGTCAAGGGCAAGAAAGACAAGAAATCGAAGATTGAGCAGAGAATGGCTTACCTTCGCAAGTAAGAGAAACACAGACTTGATGTGAAAACCGGATCCGAACAGGTTCCGGTTTTTTTATATTGTCCGTAATATAACAATTTTTCTGAGATTTCCAAATTTATTTTCAAAAAAATGAACAAGCTTTAAACAAATTATATTACAGGTTAAACGCAAATAAAACTAATAATCAATAATAAATAACAGTTTATAAACATGGCTACACAAAATCCGATTGTTTCTACAATTACCGGTTACGTTGAACAGCACAGCGATGAGTTGCTTGTTGCTTCCGTTCTTGGCGCACGTTCAGCCAAAATGTTCGACCTTATGACTGGCTTGAAGGGCCCGGCTAAGCTTAACTACATGGAAACCAATCCTATTCTTCAGGATGCTTCCGAATGCGGTTGGTCTGAAAGCGGTTCTACCGAATTCACCCAGAGGCAGATTGATCCGAAATATTTGAAGATCAATATGGCTTTCTGCGACAAGAAGCTTCTTCCTACTGTTCATCAGCATGAGGTTAAAGTTGCAGCTGGCATAAAGAACCTTCCTTTTGAGGAGGAATGGACAAAGAACATTGCCGACAAGGTTGCTGCTGCTATCGAGCACCTTATCTATTTCGGAAAGGGCTCTAATGACAATGAGTTTGACGGTCTTGTCACTATTCTTGAAGCCGCAAGCGCTGTAACTACCAACGTTTCAGCCGTTACCGGCACTTCTGCTTACGCTTTCCTCAAGGACGTTGCGAAGGCAATCCCTGCACAGGTGAAGAACCCTGTTATCCTTGTTTCTACTTCACTTTACCGTGAGTATATGCAGGATCTGGTTTCCGCTAACCTTTATCACTATGACCCCGCTGACGGCGCTGACGGTTACAAGCTCCCTGGAACCAACATTCAGGTACTTGGCGTTGAGGGTCTTATCCCTGCTGTCAATGATCAGTATGACTACGCTCTTGCAGGCGCAATCGAAAACTTTGTTTACGGTGTTGACCTCGAGGGTGACAGCGATACCTTTGACATTTGGTACTCAAAGGATAACAAGGAATTCCGCCTCGATTGTGAGTTTATCGCAGGTACTCAGGTGAAGTTCCCTGCTGAGGTTACTGTCGGAAAACGCGCACGCGCTTAACAATCCCTACAAGGGGCGGGACAAAATAGCCCCTTTTTTTATAATTCATTGAAAAATAGATAAATAATTATGGGATATTGCACAACTTCACTCAAAGCGATTGCTTATGACTGCTCTGCTTCGAAGGGCGGAATTGTTGACGCTTATATCACTAATTACAAGGAGAACTTGTTTACAATTGGTGATGACGGGTCTGGCAATAGCATTGTAACCGCAGTTGAAACGGCCAACACTACATGGTATCGCTACCAATTCCGCAGGAACACAGGTTCTTTCACTTCTACGCTGAACGTGGATGATGCAAACGGTGTGAACTACGTTTCTACCGAAATTACATTGCAGTTCACCCGCATGGAGGCAGCAAAGAGGGCCGCGATCGCTAGTTTGGCACTCGGAGGCGTGGCGGTTCTTGTAAAGGACGCAAACGGTATTTGGTGGGCGTTTGGTGTCGAAGCCCCTGTTTACGCTTCAAGCGGCACGGGACAGACCGGCACTGCTGCTACGGACGGTAACTTCTACAACATTGTACTTACCGATGAGCAATCCACCTTCCCTTATTCTGCTTCTGCAGACGCAATACCGACTGCAACGGAATAAGACACATAAATCAAGTAAGAGCACCGCAGGAAAACAACTTGCGGTGTTTTTATATTTCTTAAAAAATATTACTGAAACATGGCGAACTGCATTAAAATCAAGGGGGAAGCACCTTTTCAGGTATTGTCTCATTCCTTCATTGTAAGCCCTTCAAATGAGGGCTACACACTCAATTACAGCGCGGACGGCGAACATTGGACTGCATGGTCTGCTTCAACCCCGGCTAGTGAAAATCTTATTGTGAACGGCGTGGCATGGGGCACGTATATCAAACTTGCCGGCAATAATTCTGATGTAAAAGTCTCCTACTAATTATGATCATAAATATCAATGGAGGTAACGGAGGCGGGGGCGGCGGCTCTTACACGCTTCCTATCGCGTCTGCAAGCGTGCTTGGAGGCGTGAAGGTAGGCTCAGGGCTTACCATTGACAACACGGGCAGGCTTTCCACAGAGGCGCAGAGCGGAGCAAGCGAGGATTGGGCATGGTATTCTGTAGAGGAATACAATGAGCTTTCCAAGAATGAAAAGAGGGCGATTTATGAGGAAATCAAGGCGCTTGTGGAAAGCGGCGAAACAAAAATCGGCTTCTATTCCTATACTGAGGAAACCGATGGAGATGACAACCCTATTCTTAACTATGAGAGGTACGTTTTCAGCCACTATCAGGATGAACAAATCTACTTTCAGGGTGTCTTTGCCTACCGCAACATTGAGGATGATGAGGATAAGAACGGATATTTTGTATCCAAATGCCTGCGGCTCGATTTAACCCACATGGAGTGGTACAACTATGACAGCATCGATGGAGGTGGTTCTGGCGACAGCAACTACGTAATTGTTGACAGCCTCGAAGACATTGATGAGCCTACTGAGGGCCTTATGGCTTGGGTAAAGACTGAAAGCGCGGTTTCAAGCACCTACAAAATCTATATCTCGGATCCGAACAGTTGGGAAGGATGGGACGGAGACCGTCCGGAGGGAATGCTCGGACACTTCACGGACGGAGTGAATGAGGACTTGAACCTCTATCTTTCAACCGACAATTTCTATTGGGATTGGGATAATAGCGGCGAATGGAGGACAAGGGAATACTATGGAAGCTTTATCCCTTACCGCACCCACAACGTTGACGGCACGGGCGGCGCTTGGTTTGAGACAGGTGAACTTCCTGAGGGAATTACTTTTGCACCCGCTAGCGGCGTTTCCAATGAGGCTATCACAGCCGCAACCTATTTAAACGGAGTGTCTTATGTTTACCGCAACGGCTCTTGGAAGAAAATGAGCGCGGTTTATTTCATTAACCGCAATCAGTTTGTTGACAGCGCTGAAACCGTGGCTTTCCATGATCAACTCCAAAGGGATTTGGATGGTGGAAACGTGCCTGTTATCTTCGAGACCCAAATGGGAATTACCCTCAACTATGCGGGTGTCGAATTCAAGGGCCTCAAGTTCTACGGAAACATTTGGAACAGCGCTGCTCAGATTATAATCGCGGGCGCTGACGGGTACTTTGACAGTGAGGGCTTCAATCCTGCGGGTATAAAATGGGATGAGGGGGCAGTGGCTGACACAACCCAGTATCAGCGCACTATCGAACTGTCAAGCGGAGGTACTTTCAGCAATCCTGATCAATTAGCAATGTTTGCCGAGGAAAACCACACCGACACAATCATATTCAAAATGGATGGTGACTATGGCACATGGAGCCAGGCTCCGGTAAAATACGTCTATCGCACGCGCTCTCAGGAAGAAGACCCGCTTGTATATCACTTCGCGGTTGAAATCCCTGTCAACGGCACTCTATACAGGGGCGTATGGCATTTGACGGAGAATGATTGGGGCAATTATGTAACCGACACTTGGGCTGCTGTCAGTTAAAAAAACCAACGGCTGATTTCAAAAACAGCCGAAAAACACAATCCGCCGTTTAACCAAATTTCGCTACCGATTAGACAGGATTGTTTTAGGGGCACGGGATGAAACGTGCCCTGTTTTTTTATATTGCCCTAATATAAAATAATTTTCGACAATTCCAAATTTTTAGGAACAAAACGGCGGGTTTTTATATTTCATAGCGAGAACAATTATTTTTCAATAATGATTAGAATTGAGGATAAACGCACTATAAATGTTACATTTTTCCCTAAAAACCGCACTGATTTCAATGCAACTTTGCTCAAATTGAGATCAGAGGTCACTTTGGAAGAATATGAGTTCACGGTCGAAGATATTTCCGGTTACAGGGACTATTTCACGTTTGCCGTGGATTTTTCAAACGTTCCTGATGGGGAATACATTTATGAGATTACGGATGGGACTATCAAGAATTGTGGTCTTATCCGTTTCGGCGCGCTAGGCACAAGCGATACGGAGTACAAGCCCTCAAGGACTAACATACAATACACACCAGATTTTTAATTATGGATGTCAAAAAAACTGAACAGACCGTAAACACGGAACAGACAGCAAGCAAAATCGCAGTTTCATTCGCCGCGATTGACAAGGACTATACGGACAACATTGTTTCTTCGGAAGAAAAGGAAGTCCGTGGAAGGGGCTTTTGGACATGGGGTGAGGAAAACAAGTATCCTGAATACCTGTTTTCCCTGTATAATGAAGTTACAACGCTGCGTACAATCATAAACGGTATAGCAGATTACGTTGTAGGTGAAGGCATTGAATGCAATTCAACCATATTTTTCAACGTTGAGGATCTGGTGAAAGACCTTGCGATTGACTACGGGATTTACGGAGGTTTCGCGCTGCAGATTAAACGCAACGTTGCAGGCGATGTTGTATCGGCAAGCTACATAGACATTAAAAATATTCGCTCCGACAAAAATGGTGAATATTATTGGTATTCAGAGGATTGGAGTAAATCTTACGGGCGCGTTGACACTGTTGTTTACCGTGCTTTCAAACCGTTTGAAAAGTTCTATGAGGATGAGAAAACAGGCGAAAAGAAAGTGATAGGGACTTCGATTTTAGTCTTCAAGACTTCACACGGAACTATTTATCCGAAACCCGCTTACGCAGGTGACGGGTGCATAGCCGCGGAAACGGAAAGGGCCGTGAATGAATACCACCTTAATTCGATTAAGAACGGCTTTTCAGGTTCTTACATCATCAATATGAACAATGGCATTCCCGAAGATCGGATCAAGGAAGAGGTTGAGAACAACTTCGCCGAAAAATTTACGGGATTTCAGAATGCCGGCCGGCCAGTCCTATCCTGGAACAGGGGGAAGGAAAATGAAGCTACAATTCAGAGGATAGAAACCGATGACTTCGGAGAAAAGTATTCCGCACTTGCGAAGAACTGCAAGCAGGAGCTTTACAGCGCCTTCCGCTCACACCCTGTTATTTTCGGACTTCCTACGCAGGATACGGGCTTCAATGATCAAGACTTCATGGAAGCTTTCAAACTGTTCAATAAAACTGTTGTGCTTCCAATTCAGAAACGCATTTGCAATGTGTTTGACAGGATTTCCGGGAAATCTGATACGCTTTCAATAAAGCCGTTTGCCATTGACTGGGATGAGACGGATACAAAAACGGAGGTAAACTGATATGGTATTCTTGACAAGCGAGGACTTCATAAAGTCCGTGACAAATTTAAGCGACAATATGCAGGGCAAATTCATGCAGCCTGCAATGAGGGAGGCGCAGACTATTGACCTTCAAAACATTATAGGCGAAAAAATGCACAAACGCCTTCAGGAACTTGTTGAGACTAAGGAGATTGACAATGAGGAAAACGCGGCTTACAAGGGACTTTTGGAGGAATGCCAGTACTTCCTTGCTTATTCGGTGATAGTGAAACTTATACTGATAAGCGCGGTTAAGATTGACAATGTAGGCCCTTCCGCAACGGGTGATGAGAGGATAACAAACCTTACTTTGGAGGAAACCTTCAACCTGCAGAAGATTTATCAAGACAAGGCAGATTACTACGCGCTGCTCCTTCAAAAATACATACTCAAAAACAAGGCGGAACTTCCGGAGATATGCGAGAACACATGCAAGGATATTCACGCAAACCTTTGCAGTGCGGCTTCCGGCGGTCTTTGGCTTGGAGGAAAAAGATCAAGAATAGTACGCTAATATGAAACTGCTTGACTTCATAACAAAACTTAATTCCTGCGCCGCAAAAGTGCCTAATATGGGACACATTTGCGGTGGGAATATCTATGAACTGAATGAGTATCAGAACGTCAAATACCCCGCTTTCTGCGCTACGCAGGGACAGCATTCGCAGGAGGGAGATTGGCGCTACTATAACTTTACCCTGTTCTACGTTGACCGCCTTGTTTCAAACAAACGGAACGCGGTTGAGATACAGAGCGAAGCCATTGATGTGCTTTCAAACATAATCAATGAAATTGAATACTACGGCATAGAGATAAACGGATCCGTTCTGTATGATGTGTTTACGGAAAGGTTTGAGAGCGAGTGCGCAGGTGCTTTCTGCACGGTCACTTTCGCGGTTATGAAAGATGACGTTTGCCCTGAATGGTACAAGGATCCTATCCGCAAAATCTACTACACAATGGAAGAAGGACGCTATCTTGAAGACAGCGACTTTGAGATTTCTGGCGATGCGAGATTTCTTTACAATGACAAGGAAAACGGCGTTATAGCCTTTATTGTTATGGATCCGAAAGGACAAGTCACTTTCAATCGCGTAAAAAGCTTACCGTATCTTAAAACAATAGATTTTTCGGATATTGACACGGAGTTCCGACTTGGTTATTGGGGAAAGAGTTTGACCACTGCCAGTAGATTGGAAAGCATAGTTTTCCCTGACACGCTTACCTATCTTGGGCCTATTAGTGGTGTGTTCTCATCCGTTACGCTTCCTGCCAGCGTTACATACATAGAAAATGCAGCATTTAGAAGTTGTAGAAATTTGAGTAACGTTATTTACAAAGGGACTGTGGCTCAATGGAATGCAATTGAAAAAGGTGAAGATTGGCACGGCGGAGAAAGAACACCGCTTTTCTGCAGTGTTACTTGCAAACGTGGAGTTGTAGCGCTTTGCGACAAGCCAGGTTGCGACTGCTCGGATACGGGTGACACCTGTTCTTCCGATTGCTATTATGACGGCATTTGCGGCTCTGACTGTCCTACTGACGGATGCGGCACAGATTGTTCAACCGACACGCCTGCTTGCACCACTGACGGTGTTTGCGGTTCTGATTGTTCAACTGACACGCCTGCTTGCACCACTGACGGTACTTGCACGGAGGATAACCCTTGCACAAGCGACACACCTGTTTGCACCACTGACGGTACTTGCACCACTGACGGTACTTGCACAAGTGATGGCGTTTGCGGTTCTGATTGCGGAAGTGACACACCTGCTTGCACGGAGGATAGCCCTTGCACCACTGACGGTGTTTGCGGTTCTGACTGCGGAAGTGACTGTTCCGCAGACAGCCATATTACAGGAGAAACTTTCGGCAGCGATTTGACGGGGTTATGGCGATTAGAACGGGCTTGGAATTCAACGGGAGACACACTTGATGAGAATGCCTATTATGTGATTGCCAATGACAGCGTGCATGCGATAGGCTATTATGATGGGAATAAGTATGAACCGATACAAAAAAATCATGTACTTGAAAACGGCGTGATTACAGATATAGAAAACTGGAATGTTTTCACTGTCGAAAATAGCTCTTCAGGGAAAACTGATAGCGGCGCTTATTCAAATACGTTTGCGTTAAGGGAGAAAACAACGGGGCTTTTGTTAGTTGAAGACTATTCTGATTTGTATTACGGAGAAACGGGATTTGCTATAAATGATAGGTTTATAGACGCTGACGGCGGACATTTATATTTTAATAAAGCGGAGTGGAAACAGATGTTTGCTTTGGATAGTTCAAGAGATTTCGAAGCAAAATACACAGGTTATGACAGTAGCATAAAACTTTACAAAATAGTACCTGTTGAGTGATATATTGTCCTTAATATAAAATAATTTTCCGAAAATCCAAATTTATTTTATGGAAATACTTATTGATCGCAAATATAAAAAGGAGAACTACACAGTAGGAAACCTTTATATCAATGGCGAATGGTTCTGTTCAACTATGGAGGACAAGGACAGGGGGCTGTCGCAGTCAATGCCGCTCGAGGAGATAAAGAAAATTAAAGTCTATGCGGAGACTGCAATCCCTACCGGCCGGTATATAGTCAGAATGAATATTGTCAGCCCGAAATACAACACCTATGATTGGTACAGAAAGAATTTCGGCGGAAGAATGCCAAGGTTGGAATCTGTGAAGGGATTTATTGGAATTCTTATGCACCCAGGCGCAACGGCTCTGGACAGTGCAGGATGTATCCTTGTAGGTATGAACAAGGCGAAGGGCAGGCTGCTTGAAAGCCGTGCTACATTTGTCAAGTTCTGGAAGATATTGGAAGAAGCAAGGAAAAGGGGTGAAACAATCTATTTAACAATTAAATAGCTATGAAAAATTTCTTCAGTTCATTTTTGCAACACAATGCTGCGTTTTGGATATTTGGTAGCGTTTCAATAATCCTGCTTGTGGTTTCATTTTTCTTGCCGCCGGTCGGGGCTATCACGCCTAGCGCAATGGAGGGGGTCGCTGAATTGTTCGCTTTCGCTTCTTTGGGGGCGGTCTATAAAGCCATAGACAAGGGAACAAGCGCATCTATTACACACGGAGGCACTACCGTTACCGTAAACAAGGATGAAGATGAAGAATAACCGGATAATATTAGTATTTGGTGCGTTGCTCGCGTTAGTCTTTACCGCTTGTTCAACGGTGAAATACGTTCCGATCAAGGAAACGGAATACGTTCATGTACATGACACAACTTTCTTCCGTGACACAACAATCAAATATCAGATTGAAAAGGAACGTTATACGGACTATACTGGTCTGTTGGATACGTTGAAGTTAAGCACGGAGTATGCAGACGCAACCGCCTATGTTGACACTACGGCGAACCTGCTGAAGGGTACTATCGAGAACAAGCCGCAGAAGGAAATACCGATACGCTATAAAGAGAAGATAGTACAGAAAGACAGTATCATATACAAGGAAAAGCCCGTTCCCTATGAAGTTGAAAAGATAGTCTATAAGCAGAACTTCATGCAGAAACTGCTCACTTGGATAGGCATATTCACGGTAGCATGGTTTCTTGTCAAGTTGCTTTTCAAGTTCCTTGCGGGAAAGCAATTTAAGATTTTCGGAAAACTTGTGAAATTTTAGTATATTTGAATTGGTCATAAGGAATTAGTTTTTTCTCCCACGGAGACACGCGAAGTACAGTAGCCCTCCGTGGGTTATTTATTTATCTAGTGCGGAACTGATATTTGATCAATATCGAATATTTTTTAGATAGCTGCGGTGTTCATTATTTTTGAACATCGCTTTTGCGATGAACAAAATAAAATTTGGAAATTAGAAAAATTCTTCCTATCTTTGCACTGTAAGAGAAAAACAAAAGTTAAACAAATAAAAAAAGCATTATGAAAAAAAATCTTTTGATCAATGACAAAATCGGTGTTATGACCGTGAAATCCATCAATCCTTTTGTTGTCGAAATCGGCGGTGAGACCTACAGCGCAGAAATCAGGGGTGAGAAAAAGGAAAGCCCCTTCGCTATCAGTTACAATTTCTTCATTGACGCGCACAATGAGGACGGTACGGTAGCCTCCGTTGAACTCCCTGAAGATTACGCGGTTTACGGGGTTGAGCAGTGCTTCGCTTCGCTGAACACTAACCTCGCCGGTGACGCTTCGAAACTCGATAGCACCCGCATTTACTATCCCGGCCCCGAAAAAATGAAACTGGACTTTACCGCGCTCAAAAAGAACATGGAAGGATACGGAGACCCGCTTTATTTCCACGGTGACGGACAATCAGCAGAGATGGTATTTACCGCGCCGTTTGGGATTGTGACGGAAACAGTACATACTTTCATTTTAAAATAAACCCTGCCGCCGGTCGCAGGGAAACACTTAACAGACCGGGAAATTTTTTCTTTCATTACCATTAAGAATTCATGTTGATCGATACCCCTCCGCCGTGATGGTGCGGGGGTATTTTTTTTTCTTAATAATCGGCAAAAATTAAGAAAAATCTTAATAGCTTTCACAGCGGGTTTCGGAGCAGTTCAATAACACCCCGTCTTTGCCACTTTGGAGGCTCACCAGCGCGTCTTACGCCTTCAGCCAATGATAACCCTTGAAATAGTTATTATCGCTCCGTTTAAGGCTCTGGGTGAAACATTCTCTTTCGCTATGAACAGATGCGGCTGCGTCATTTGAGTTTTCATAATAGCACAGGAAATTCCAATCGAGGTCATATTTGTACCATGCTTGCGCTTCGCGTTTTTTGGGTTCTATTCTGTTGTCTCTGTGGAACTGTTCATGTTCGGATCTTGACATTATGATCAAATTGTCCGCTTTGTTATTGAGGGTGTTTCTGTCTTTATGATGAACCACACAACCCTCGAACCACTCACCGCAAATCTCAGGAAAGGCGTGGGCTACAAGGCGATGTACGGCCATTGTTTTTGACTTACTATGCTTCCCGTCTTCCTTAAATGAAGCCACAAAATACTCATAGGCTGTTTTATAGTCTGGTTTTATAACTTGCGTTTTTCTTATTCCGTGAACTGTTCGCCTTCCGTGGTTATATGTGTATTCCAACCCCATGATGTGTCCATAGTTAGAGACTTGGTATTTTCCTTCAAATCCATCGATGTCTCTGAAAATTTCTTGTTTCATTATTTTGTCCATTCTGGATAATAATTTTCATCCAATATACAATTAGATACAAAAAAGTCCCGTAACAGGCTTTAAACGTGCGTTAGAACGCTTCTTTTTCGATTTCTTAAAAAGGAGATAAAAAACCCCGTTAGCGTTGGATACTGACGGGGAACAACAAAAAAGTAAAAGGTAAAAGATAACTTGAATAAAGCAATTTCTCCGCTGTTCTGACCTTCAACGGCAAAGGTGTATATAAGTTCAAAAATGAAGTTAGTCTATTGTTGTGGTTTTCTTCTTCACGGTAATCCTGTATTCCGTCAGCAGCTGCACACCATTCCAATTCCAACGGGGGATATTGATTATGGCTTCTTCTTCGCCTTCTTCAAGAAGGTCATTGAAGGTAGCGGACAGTATGTTTATTTCATTGTCGGAGTACGGTATCTTTTCTCCGTTGTCGGTGTATGGCATTATTGATCTTTCGGATTTTTATTCTGCTTGAGGTTATTAAGTCTTTTGGAATATGAAGCAGCGCGTTCCGTGGCTTCCTTGAGTAGAGGGTCGAAAAAAGATTTTTCATTTTGCGTTAAACCTTCTACATCACGGTTGTAATAAAGTGCCTGACATAAGCTGTCAATGACAGCCAAACATTCTTCATCGGACAATACACCGCGCATTGCGGAATATAATGCCATGTTGATTTCCATATTTCTAATATTGTTCATAATTTAAAAAGTTCTGGCCGTTCCGCCGCCACAACGTACTAGGCCATACTTTTCTATTTCTTTATTCAGCCATGTGGCGTTTGGCTTCATTGTAGTCATTGTTTATTCTTTTTCTAAATATACAACAAAACTTGAAAAAGAGAACAAAAAGATGAAAAAAAGAATTAAAGAATAAAATAAATAAATAAACGTTCGGCACCGGTTCGGCACCGAACGTCTCCGAAACCGGTGTTCGGTAGATTCGGTAGAAATGCCGCCAGAGCGTGATTTTGCTCCTTGCAGTCGCTCTCAATGCTTGCGCATTTCGGGGGATGATATTGTGGTTTTGCTTCCGCTGGTTGAGGATTAAGGCACGGAGCGTGAAGAAAACCCCCGGAACATTTGGAATTCTCAATTATTTTTTTATTTTAGGACAATATACTTGCAGTTGCCGGAGTTTTTTAGTAACTTGCGCCGTGTATGTTCAACTTAAAGGCAAATTGATATGAGATTTCAAGACAGGGACGCGATGACGTTCAAGGTATTCAGGAAAGACGCGGACAGGATTTATCCAACGCGTGCAAGGGGTTCGAGGATATGCGAGTGGCTTTCGATAAATGTTCCAACGCACGGAGTTGCTAGTTACTGTGTTGTTCCGGCGCAGAGGGAAAGCAGGAAGAATGGGTATTGGTTTGAGATAGATTTCAAGGAAGGCAAGTTCAACGGCGCTTGCGTGCTCAGGGTTGTCAATTTCCTTCCCGTAGGTTTGTGGCCGGTGTTCGGGAAGGGGAAGACCATATTTGAGAAGATACAGAGTGCATGGGATGAGTTCAAGGATTTGTCAAGGCCGGAAATGCTTTATAACTTCAAGGACATAAAGGAGGATGAACTTCTGGACAGGGCGCAGACTGATTGGGTCGAGTTCCTGCGGAAGAAGAAAGCGGCTGTTGCCGGTCTTGCTGCATTGTCCGCGGATTATTTTGAAGATGCGGCTTTCTCGAGCAAGGTCGGCTTGTGCATTTCAAGGGTTGAGGAAGCATGCGACAGGTATGAGAAGGAGCGTTGGGGAGATTTTGAGTTTGAGGATCCATGTCCGGTTAAGGAGTATGAGCGGTTCATTTAGGTTTTTTTTGTATATTTGACCTGTATAAATACTACAGTTGCTATTGAAAAGCAGAAGGTATAGGAATACCCCCCGTCCGATTGACTGTGACGGGGCTTTTCTTTTATATGTGCGTTTGATCGGGTATACTTCGCCCTTCAACGCAGGAGATTGCTGCCTAACTGATATAGTTTTGTATATTTAATACAAAGAAGGTTGGATATATGGTAGAAGATTTTTCATGGGCGCGTTCCCACAGGAACAGGGAAAAGGCGGTTGCAGGCCGCGTAAGGGAGAATTCAAACAGGTTTTATTATCCCGGTCTGACAGAGAAGAACAGTAAGAGTTTTTCAAGGTGCCGGAGTTCCGCGGTTTACAATTATGACAAGGGGGTTTTGAGTTTTGAGATTTTCAGATACAGTCCGTATGAGTGGCATGACACAAGGCGTATGCGCAACGGAGCGGGAAGGAAACTTGGGGAATTATTGGGAGCGGACAAATGGCTGTATTACACTGAGCAGCCTATGAAGTCCCGCACTGGGAACGGAAAGAACGTCTATTTCCAACAGTTCTGCTGCAAGCACGGGATACCTACTGATGAAGAAATGATGAAGGCGTGGGACATATTATGTGAAGCCCCCGTTGAAGGCGAGGAATGCGGGGATTACAAGTACAAGCGATTTGATCAAGGAGCAGCCCCTGTTGGACGCACGGCTTCAGTGTTGAACCACAGGAGAAAAAAAGCGGAGGAAGAATATGAAAAGCAGCTGGAAGAAGAAGAATAGTGAGATGAATAACAGGATACACATCACGCTGTCCGAAAAGCTCATGAAAGAATTACGTTTCCTATCTTCAAGGGAAAACGGTCTTTCAAACAAGGTATGGGATTTCCAGCGTTTCATTTATTATGCCTATCGGGGTTTTCCGACAAACATAAGATACAATCCGTACAGCCGGTGCATGGAGTGCGACATTGTTTATTTCAAGGATTATTAGTATATTTGGTTAGTCGAGATTAGAGACATGGGTCTCTGCATAGTTTAGTTTTTTATTCGGTTTAGCAGCGCCTTCTGCCGTGACGGTACAAGGCGTTTTTTTTATTATCATGCGCACGCACCGCGTATATTGAAGGCAGGTTGACCGGATATGTTTCCATTTGCGGGAAAAAACATATATTTAAGATGAAACAAGCCCCGGCCGGGGAATAAGAACAAATAAACAAGATGAAAAAAATAACAGGAGGTAAAAGAAAAAAGCTATGTGGATATGGAGTATTTACAAATTGTTCGGAGGTGAGTTCAACAAGGTAACTGAAGGAGACGGTTATGATATTTATGACAGTGTTACGGCATTTTTGGCTGGCGTTAAGGACAGCGGCACAAAGATCAAGAAGATTGCAGCAGCAACGGACATACTCAGTCTCATTGACGCATTTGAGGAAACGGGAATGCCGTTGTACAAGTCCATCGCGGACACGCAGGCCGGTGAGTTCATTATCATAGTCTGCCAGAATGAGTTTGAAATGAAGCTGTGTTCCGCTGCTTACGCGGCTTCCAATATTTGACATTTTCTTTTCTGTTTTTCTATTATATAAAATGTGGACACCTTCTGCCGTGAGGTACAGGGTGTTTTTTTTTGTTTTGATCAAAGCAATCCCGTACAAATAAAGCCATCGCCCGCCAATAAAAAGAAATTTGGATTTGTGGAAAATTATTGTTATCTTTGCAGAGAAATAAAGCAAGTAAAACTTAAAGAAAAAAAGATGAAAAAACATTGCATATCAGCAGTACACTACAACACATGGATGTGGGGCAAGACAATAGAGCCTGTATTTGATCAAGGGGACGGAAAAGTCACTTTGGAGATGCAGGTTGGTTATTGCGATATTTTCATCTCAGATCTGAGTGTTGTTGAGGGAAAGCGCCATCAGGGATTGGGAACATATATCATGACGGTAGCCGAGGAAATGGCGAGGGAATGGAACAAGGAACACAAGGATGATTACAGGGATATTATGGCCTTAGAAGTTGAGACAAGCCACCCGGAACTTGTTGAATGGTACAAGCGTTTGGGGTTCAGTATCAAAAGCACGTTCAATGACAGCACCGGCCGGGAACTGCACTATATGACAAAGGCAATCTAAAAGGCATTATATATTTGGCAAGGAGTGGAAGGTATCCCACTAAAACAAAACTAAACATATTTATAAGATGAAGCAATTAAATTTCGACCCTACAAAGGGAAAGGTGGATTTCGATGTTATCTACCGCTACAACAATCAGAAGGCACTAAGTTTCCTTAACAGGCCGTTAGGCCAGCGTGATTTAGTCCCTAAGACAATCGCCTCAGTTACAAAGGCTATCAATGACGGCACTACCGAGACAATTTCACCGATTATGGTGGATATCCGGAACATGAACCTTTATGACGGAAATAATCGCTATGAAGCGTTCAAAAGGGCATGGGAAAAGGGCTTGACCCCGGAACTGAAACTAATCTTCACCCCCTATGGCACTGAACAAATGATAGACATTCAAAACCAAGCCACATGGAAGGATCCGAACTATATCAAATTCCATATCGAACATGGCGATGAGAACGTTAAGAAGATTTGGGAGTTCGGACGCTCACATCGCTTACTCAGGAACGGCAAGGGAATATCTGTATCCTATGTTGGTGCTATCCTTATCGGCGGGCGGCTTCTACCACATCTCAGAAAAGACAAGTGCGACATCGAACTTACGGAAGATGTCATGAAGAAAGCCGAGAAACTTTACAATGAGGTTGAAACCATTTTTGACGCTATCGGCTACAAGCAGAGCGCATGGTTCGAGACAATGTGCCTGGCGTGGTACGCAATCAGAAACAACAAGGAAAACGCAATGTATAGCGTGATAGTTGACAGGATGGGAGTTAAGAGATTTTGCGCTATTAGCGGCGCTTTCCTCAAGCAGACACCACAGGAGCGCAGTACCCCTCAATGGATAGAGTATTTCCAAAAGTATCTGTTAGCCGCTGACAGAGCCGACAGTTTCAGAGCGATTTAATTCTATAATATTTGATTTAACATTTTTTTGAAATCCCTGCGTTAGAGATAACGTTTGGGTTTTTTTTTTCATCCCGTAGGACTGTAAAAAGGTTCTGCGGGATTTTTCTTTTTTTAGCCCCTTAGAGGGCTTCTCAGACACATGGCGGAGGGAGAGTACACAAGAAGTTGGAAAGTGTCCCAGAAGCCGCAGGAAGTGGCAAAAAATGGCTATCTTTGTACGCTTGAAGGAAAGACAGCCCCGAAACTAGGGCAGCCATGTAACATTTTTGTTATTGTTTTTCGATAATTTTTTATCGAATTTCGATAATTTTTGGTTTGGGAGTGTGGTGTTTTTTACCGCAAACAGGCAGGGAAATGGGAAGATTTAGGGAAAGAGATAGGGAGATTGATTGGGAGATTTTGAGTGATTTTGAGTGTGATTTTTTTGTTGGGAGATTTTTTGGGGTGGTGGAAAAGTTCTTTTTCTTCGCAAAAATTTGGAAATTTCCAAAAATTTCAGACAAAATATTCTCAGCCAAAATTTCCCATCGGATTTTTTTGTTCTCATTTTCATCCACTGTGAAAAAATAGCAAATCAGTTGATAATGTCCTAACGCTGTTGGTTTTATATTGTCATAATATAGAAAATTTTTTGACAAATCAAAATAAAAGTTTAACTTTGCCAAAAATATTCATCATGAAAAAATTTGAAAATATCGCGCAGGCGCGTGAGTACGTGCAAAGTCTTTCAATCGGGCAAATGATTGAGTTGTGCTCCAAGCTTCTTGTTGAGAGCCAGACGGAAAAAGTTTTCTTGACGCAGGAACAACTCGAGAAGTTCTTCAAGGTTCAAGGGTTAAGGTTTGTCCCTGAGACGCGAGGAAGGAACAAAAAGACAGAGGAATTGTGACAGTTTGTGACTGATTTTTTTTGACGTTCATAACACGCTGAAACACAGGCAGTTTTGAAAGGTGCAAAGACTTGCAGAGACTTAGGTTGTAAACTGATCAAAAAATTTGGATTTCTCATAAAAAATCCAGAGACTTTTTGTGCGAAAAAAAATTTGGAAATTTCATTTTATTTTTTATTTTAGGACAATATAAAAACAGCCGCAGTCCTCTTCCAATCCGACTGACATGAAAAAACCCGCGCACATCGCACGGGCTTTTTTGTTGCGGAAATGCACGGGGTTTTTTGTAAGTGTCTTTCTGCTATGTATCAGAACATTTTTTCGCAGACCTCCTTAACAACGTCACGGTCACGCAGGAAAGCGTAAGCGGCTTCTGTTACTTGAGTACTGCTATGCCCCAAAGCCTTGCTGACTGTCTTCATAGAACAGCCTGAGCGAAGTAAGTTGGTTGCATAGACCTTGCGCCCTAAATGGCTGTGAAGGTGTGTGGAACAGCCCGTTATTGCCTCAATCTTCAACAGGTTAAGATTGTATTTCGCGTTGCTCACAACAGGCAGTTTGAAATTGTATTTTTTGAGCACCTCAACGCCCTCTGGCAGTATAACGGAAGTGTAGTGGACGCTGGTCTTGCAGCGCCTCTTAGTGACGCTGTAAACGCCGTTATTGTCGCAGTAGAAGTCTTCCTCCTTCAGGTTCTTCATGTCTGAGTAGGAAATGCCCGTAGCGCATTGGAACAGGAACAAGTCCCTTGCACGCTCAATGGCTTCGCTCCTTACATTCATATTGCGGATTTTCTCAATATCCTCATCCGAAAGATATTCCTCACGGGGGTTTGACTTAGGGACAACCACCATATTGAACGGGTTTTTCTTAATGTAGCCCTCACCAACCGCGTAGGCGATAAGAGCCTTAACCCTGACGCAGATACTCTTTACCGTGGCTGACTGATAATTGCGGTTCATTTCAGCGATAAACGCCGTGACCTGAGCCGTTGTTATCTTGTCAATCGGTGTTTCCCTTCCGATAAAATCCAAAAAGAAACCCAAATTCAACTCATATTTTCGGTATTGTCCGTTTCCCATTGTGATACCGATTTTGTTTTCCTGTATTTTCAGGAACTCATCGCTAACGTCTCCGACTGTCTTGACCTTTATACCGCCGTTCTTCACGCACTCGACAAGGAACTCCTTGGTTATGGTATGCCCTGTCGCAAGACCCTCGGTGATATATGAATTGATATTCTGCCTAACCACTTCGCAGAAACGTCTGATTTCGCTGTCCTTCTTCAAGGACATCGCTTTCTTGAAATCCTCCGGCCTTTCCTTGCGGGGCAGTGTGAGCAACGTTCTGTCGCCAGAGACATTGACAGAAACTTCAAGGGGGGCAAAACCTTTGTTACCGGCTTTGCACTTTCTACAATAGAAACTAATGTTAATCATACACTTACAAAAACAATGTGACTAAAAAAAATAAAATCTAAAATCAGTCACACGTTTCGCGCAAGCGTATTCGGAATGTCCGAAAAATCACAATCAAAGACTATTGTCTTTCTTTTGCTTTCTTTTGGAAATCAATGTGTTACGGGACGTAAAAGAAAAATTAACACTTTCATAGGAGAATCGAACTCCTGACCTTTTGAATGCCATTCAAACGCTCTACCAACTGAGCTAATACCCCGTGTTAATCAGTCAATTACAATTTTCCGAAAACCATTGTTCCGACAGGCAAATTGTGTGACTATCATTTTTAACATGGCAAAGATACAAAGAAAAAGTCACATTTCAAAATTTATTTCATAAATCTTTCATGGCCATTCGGCACATTTCAAAATTTATTTCATAAATCTTTCATGGCCATTCGGCACATTTCAAAATTTATTTCATAAATCTTTCATGGCCATTCGGCACATTTCAAAATTTATTTTGCGTTTTCAATTTCCTTTTTCGCGTCTTGGCTTATATTTATAAATAAAGACATTATGGAAAAACCGCAAAGGATAGATTATAGGAGGAATGAATTTGTAGGCGGGGTCATTCTTTCAAAGGCACGGTGGGCTACGGGGACGGGGCAGACGGAAAGCGAGCACTGCAACGCAGGAGATTTCTATATTGATACCTTGGAGGGAAGGGTCGAGGTTGAGAACAAGACCGTAAACAAGGAATTCAATTCAAAATATCTTTATCCATACCACAACAAGAACTGGTGCTATCTTCCGCAGGGTGTTGATCCTGGAAGGAAGTATTGGATGCTGAACGCGCTGAACACTGACGGTACGCTTGGGAAGGGACTTGTCATGAGGGTTTCCGACATTGCGCTTACCTACCTGTTCCGTGACGGGATACTGTGGTTCAACCCGCAGAGGTTCCGGGAAGCAACGGAATGCGGGGTCGGTATTTATCTGACAACGCAGAGGACGGAATTTGAGAGCGAGAAAAGGAAACAGACATATCAGGCGAAGATACTTGTCGATTTGTCGATGGGGGTTTTCATACCCTGCATTCCGCCGGAGGAACTGTTCGCTTTTTCGGTGCATGAGGATTTCAATAAAAACAACCGTGAGGCATAATTATATTTCTATTATGCTTACGGGTGAACTTATAGGCATTCTTGCGAGAGAGCGTTGGATTGAGAAGGCGGTGAGGCTTTCAAGGGGTTCTATCGGGGAAAGGAGCGAGGACTTGGAGGACTTCGCGCAGGATTTGTACCTGCAGCTGCTGGAGGACGGAAGGGAGTGGGAGACAAGGGAGGACTTGGAATACTATATACTGCGCACCATCGCCAACAACCTTCAAAGCAAGACTTCAAGATATTATTATAAATACAAACTGCATGACAAGGACAGGGATAAAAGAGATATTGGACAGATACAGGCCCAGTGATGACATTTTCTGCGAGGACAGCGACAAGGTGCGCAGGGTGAAGTTTGTGGTCTATAACTGTCTCAATGAGGTTGACCGCAGGGTCATACTGCTGTATGCCGAACTTGGGACGCAGAGGGCGCTTGCGGAGCGGCTTGGGGTCAGCGCAAGCACGGTGAATAAATTGCTGAAAGAAATACGCAAAAAAATATATGCACTTCTTTGACTTGTTTCTGATTGCGCTTATATGTGTTGTGATAATTGATATAAGCGGATTTATAGGAGAGATTGAGGATATTTTGGCTAAATGGTTGAAAGTCAAAAGTGTGAGGATACCGAAGCCCTTTAGCTGTTCTTTTTGTTTAACGCATTGGATTGGGCTTGCGTATCTTCTTTTCTGCGGTGCGCTGTCGCTTTCTTCCTATGCGGTGCTTCTTCTTGCTTGCGTGCTTACCCCTGTAATCGGCGATGCGGTTTGGCATTTCAGGGACGCGCTGGGCGTTTGGGTGAATTTCATCTATTTGACAATAACAGGATATAAAAACAAATAAAAATATGGCGAGATTATTCAACGGAGGGGAACTCAAGAAACTTGAGAAGGTTCGCGGGCATTTCTATACGGCTGTGAACCTATCCTACAAGAACAACACAACTGTTGAGGAAAATAACATGGTCGCTGACCTTTATGAGAGGGTCACGGGGGAAAAGGTGCACCGCAACTGGGCTTGCCCGAAGTGCGTCTTCGAATTATACCGCAAGGCGGGAAAGATTTTCTTTGAGAGTGGGAAGGCCAAAGGGGAGCAAAAACAAGATTAAGAAAAGTCTCCATGAGTGGGCTGCTCACAACGTCCGCGTGTTAAGCCCTTCCGCGGCTACAAAGGAGGTCAGCGAAAAGCAGCATAACCAATATGTAGCTTGGAACAAGGCGCGGGCGGAAAGGATAAATAAGGAAAAAAAAGAGGCGAGGAAAATTGCTATGGCTCAATTTTTAGACAGTTTGACGGAGGATGAGAAAAAGGCGCTGCAGAAGTCGCAGGCACTGAAGACCCATGCGACACTGACCCCCGTTGACAGGGCTGTCAGGATCAAATACGTGCTTGACAAGTTCAAGGACGGTTGGGGTGGAAGCGACATTGTAAATCAGTATATGGAAGACTTCAACTGCGGGAGAAGCCATGCTGATTATTGGCGCAAGGAGGCAATGAAGGCGCTTGCGGAATATACGCTCAAGGACGCGGAACAGCTTAAGAACATACAGCTTATGCGCTTGGAAAGCATTCTGCGCTCGGCGCTTGAAAACAATGACTACAAGGCTTCCAATTCAATTCTTGAAACAATAAACAAGTTGCTTAACCTGTACAAGAAGGAGCCGGACGTTGTTGTGCAGCCGGTGACGCAGTTTTCTTTCGGAGGGGATGAAGGTCTTCGCGATCAAGTCATTTCCGTCATCGAAAACTACACTGGCGAGGACGTTCCCGAAGTACCATCTTTCCCTGAAAATCAGTAGTGTCTATGGCAGGTGTGCGCAATTATGTGGGTTTCCGTCCGTATGAGTGGCAGCGTGCCGTCATAAACACCGTCTGCTGCGACAGTTCAAAGGGAAAGACCGTTGTTGTGAAATCACGCAGGCAGTGCGGGAAGTCGATTATGCTCGAGAACATCCTGCTGTGGTTCGCGCTTAACAAGGCGGGAAGCGTGTCTGCTGCGATTTCTCCTACGCTGAACCAAAGCCGAAAGCTGTACAATGACATTTTCAAGGCGATAAACGGTACGGGGGTGCTTGTAAAGAAGAATGAGAGCCTGCTTACAATGAAGTTTGTGAACGGTTCTGAGATATTCTTCAAGTCCGCGGAACAGAAGGACGCTTTGCGAGGATATACAATTTCCGGAATACTGTGCCTTGATGAGAGCGTGTTCATCGGCGATGACGTTCTTGAACTTGTGCTTCCTTGGACACAGGTGCACCGTGCGCCGCTCCTTATACTTTCAACGCCTAAATACAAGACGGGGTTTTTCTACCGCTACTACTGCTACGGGAAGGCGGGACAACACAACACTATTGCCGTGGATTGGTGCGATTTCGACACAAGTGCGCTGCTTTCCGCGGAACAGCTTGAAATGTACCGGCAGGTACTGCCTAAACCGCAGTATCTTTCAGAGTATGAGGGGCAGTTTCTGGACAGTGACGGACTTGTCTTCGAAGGGTTTGCGGACTGCATAGGCGAAACAACGGAAAAGGCTGAAAAACTGATTGTAGGGATTGACTGGGGATCCGGCGGAGGGAATGACTACACGGTCGCAAGCGTGCTTGACAACGCGGGAAGACAACGCGACATACTTGCCTTCAACAATCTTTCAGCGCCGCAGCAGATAGACATAATAGCGCAGTACCTGAAGTCAAACCCAGTCAGCAAGGTCATAAGCGAAAACAACAGCATAGGAAGCCCGCTGACAGACCTTCTTGAACAGGCTGTTCCTTACATGAACATAGAACGCTTCAAGACAACAAACACTTCAAAGAATGAATTGGTTAGCGGTTTGCAGGTAGCTTTCCAACGCAAGTTGATAAGGCTTCTTGATGACAGTGCGCAATCCGCAGAACTTGCGGCTTATGAACTGCAATACAATCCGAAGACAAGGACAACAACATACAACGCGCCGCTCGGAATGCATGATGACCGCGTTATGGCGCTTGGGCTTGCGTGGCACGGTGTTGATCCGGCAGCGACAACGGGGTCTTACTGCATATCATTCCTGTAGTATATTCCCGTAATATAAAAAAATTTCCGACAAATCAAAATAAAATTATGGTAAAATTGAAAATAAAATCTTGGGATGAGTGCCCGATAGGGATTTACAGGCGGCTTGCTGACGTTTCAACCGACCCGGCGCTTTCGGACTATGAGAAGGCGGTTGCGAAGACCGCGATACTGTGCGACTGCAGCGAGGAAGAAATATGGGAGCTTCCGATAGACACGGCGCAAGACCTGTTCCGGCAGACAATGTGGACTTCAAGCTTCGATTTCGACAAAGACTTGAAATTCAAGAAAATAAAAGTTGGAAAGTACACTTGCAACGTGGAAACTGATATGACAAAGTTTATTGTCGCTCAGTATATGGATTTCATGAACTATTGGAATTCCGAAGACCGCGGGAAGGAGCTGGAAAACATTCTGACCGTTTTCCTTGTTCCCGAAGGGCACAAGTACGGCACGGGGTATGACACCGCCGATTTGAAGGAGGAAATAACTTGGAACGTTTCGATTTCCATCGCGCAGAGTATCTGCTTTTTTTTTCTGAAAGAATTGGTGAGATCAATAAAAGTTTCCCTAATCTACTTGGACTACCAACTTCAAAAAATGGAGAAGAAGGGGACGGAGGAAATGAAGGAGAAGATAAGGAAGGAGCGGAAGAAACTGACAGATCTTTTATCTTCCTTGCTCTGATAAAGGAGTTCAGCGAAATGACGCATGACAAATGGGGGGACGTGTTCGAAACCGACATATATACCTTTTTCAACATCCTTGCGTTTTCGCGGAAATGGAATGACTATGAAAAAAAACAGAGACAGAAATGGATAGCACGGAACTAGGCGAAAGCGAGGTATTCACCCATCTTACACAGGCGTTGTATGAATACGGCGAACAGGTGCGCGATATGTACAGGAGGAAGCTTCTGGACGCTGACGCACGCGCAAGCGGGAAACTGATAAACAGCGTCAAGGCGTTTGTCGCAAACAGGGGAATTGAGTTCGAGGTGTTCCTCGAGCTTGAAGATTATTGGAAGTACGTTGAACAGGGAATACAGCCCGCAGGAAAGTACGGAAACCCCGGATGGAAGGCATATCCGTTCATCCTGAAATGGATACAGGTAAAGCCCGTGCTTCCAACGCCAAATAAGAAGACAGGGAAGCTTCCCACGGAAAAACAACTTGCTTTCCTTATAACAAGGAAGATAGTAAACAAAGGTATTGACCGCAGACCGCTCCTTGCTGACAGTATTGAAACCGTGAACAGGTACTACATGAAAGAATTGGAGGAAGCGATACAGAAGGATTTTGACACATACGCAATTTCGGTGCTCAATGAGGCGGGGAAAATAGTGAAAATCTAAAAACGCAGGCGGGCAAAAATATATTTCATTGAAGATATGCAACAAATTTGGAAAGATACGGCCTTCACTTCATCGGCTAATACGCTTCCGTTCACAATACAGGTGGACGGAGAAACCATTTATGATGGCGTGCTATCAAAAATGCCGGGGAAAAATGAGGCCAGCATGAACGTGAACAAGCTGTGTGAGAGCAGTTTGGGACTTAATTTTCCGGAGGCTACGGGGGTTACTTCGCACCCTGAAGCATACAGGGTTTTCTCGATTGTGGACAGCGGAGGAACAACGCTTGAAACCCGCGATTTTATTTATGATTGGTCTTATGAGGATTTCCGGCCGGTGCTTTCAAGACCTGTGAACGGGCATATAGACAGCAAGATGCTGCTTCCATACACAATGTGGCGGAGCGCAGCGGGAACGGTGGATGTATATACCGTTGAAAAAGAGGATTGGGTGGATCCGGGGTGCTATTTCGAAGCGCCTTGCGCTTATGACTGCTGGTATGACGGGCCTGCTTCATGCGGAGGCGAAGGGTCTTGCACAAGTGACGGTGCTTGCACAACAGACGGCTCTTGCACAAGTGACGGTATTTGTGAATATGACAGCGTGCCTTGCGTGGCATACGGAGGCACCGGTGTTCCTATCTATGCAAATACTTTGGAATTTCCAGCGGGTGATCCAAGAGGTCTCCCTGGGTTTGTCCAAATTGTAAATACTGATTATACTATAAGCGGCATTTATGAATTCAGTGCTTCAACAGTCGGAGATTTTCATGGAGAAAGGGTTGAAAACCAACATGGTTCAGGACAGACAAAAGTTTATCAAGGTATTGCATTATTCCCTGGAACTTATGTAGGGAAGGCGACCGGAACTACAACACTTTATAAAATTGTACACCCGGATTCAACTTCAGATGATTATGATAAAATAACAAAAATACCTTTTGCTGAATTAAATTTATCCTTAACGTCCGATATTATATCTCAGCCTACGGCTTCAACAAAGCATATCATAGTCGAAACGCTTAGCATAACAGGGGACACCGGCAATTCAATATATAGTAAAGACGGTACTACTAGTGTAGGCGCTTGTGGATTTAAAAAAATCTTAACCGATGGCATACGGTTGAATGTTAATCAGCAATACGTTGAAACTGAAATAAATAATAATGTTCTGACAATACGGAAATCAGCAAAGGACAATTGCTTTAACTATTCTACCTCACAAAATGGAGTGAAAATACGTTTTATGCAGCCTGGGTATGTCCGTTATGAATTCGAAACTTTTGGGCAAGAGGCTAGTATAACCGATGTATATATTGAAGATACAGTAGAATGGTTCAATTCAATTCCCGTGGTCGAACCGTATGGTCACTCATACCAAAAGCTGAAATACTATAAAGCTTATGATGAAGAACGGAACCATTTAGACAAAAGTATTACGGTTCATTGCAAGAACGGAACTGTTATATTGAGGTCTTGGTCTTAAATAGCATAAATGTAAAATATAATGGTTTATTCAACATATCAGGATGTTTTTTACAAAACAACCGCAGACACAATGGAATACGTTATCAAGCAGGGGGATACATATATCTTCCGCGGGATAGCGATCAAGGCCCCCGGCGCTGATTACGCATATATAGACGTTGGAAAGATATGCAAGCAGTATCTTGAAAATAATTTGCCGGATTTCAGGGATTTCAATGATCAAATAACACGCCTTCCTAACGCTTTCCAAAAGTTCACGCTTTCAAGTGTTTACCACAATATCATTTGGACGGGTGTTGAGACTTATTTGGATGATGTCACGGAGCAGGTTGAGGAAATATACCGCTTCCTTTTCAATTGGGACTATGAGCGCACGGCTGCTGACAATGAGGGAATGCCGCTTTCAGACCCTGTGAACGGGCACATGGACTGCAGGATGAAACTTATTTATACGCAGTACGGGGAAACTATCGGAGGCGATTTCTATGTCACCCCGCTACTTTCATCCCCTGTGATGGGAGCAACGCTTACGGCCAAAATCACAACGGATTATGAAGACCCATCGAAGCTGACTGTCACGGTTGACAATCCGAATGTTACTGTTCAGAGCTACAATTTGAGCGGTGCTACGTTTGTAACGCCCGAAAATGATGGACAAACAGTTGCTGCCACTGTAATATATAGATATGACGGAGAGGAAGTTGGGCGGACAACAATTATTCTTGCAGGGAAACAGGGTGGCGATCCTGATACACCGCAAACGGGCACAAGCATATATAAAGCAAATATCTACATAAACGGCTATCCTAATCCTAGTACATATTTCGGAGCTAGGAGGGGGATTTTGGCATACATTGATCTGGATAAATATATATATGCAAGCGGATATACTGTTAGCGTTACGCCTAGTGAGCACGTTTCCGGCGGGACAAGGGCAATTAAAGTTGTGGATGACAGTGCTCCTGAAGGTTGGAAATGGGAAATAAGGCCTAGATACATTGATTTTGAACTGATTGACAGCGGTTCTCCGGCCCAAATAGGCGAGCAGGTTATTGTCACAATTAAAAAAGACAACGCTGTTACTTCGCTTACAGCAACGGTCATTGTGACAAATTCAGGTAACACTGTTGATAGCAGGTATAGTTCATGGTTCTCAGTTGATGTGTCTGACACAAGCGAAGCACCGTATATTGTAAGCAATACTTATAGGCATCCTGAGACTGATAAACACGGCAAGAGCCAAACCATTGACTTTAATACTGTTTATTTTGGAGACTATTTGAGCTCGAGCGAAGAATATCACGTCCTTCAAATAGGAGGAAGGCAGATATTCCCCGGCGGAAATGTTGTAAACGGCTTAAGTCCGCTTACGGTCAGCACAACCGAAAGTGGTGGCAAGAAGACATATAAATACACTTCCCCTTATCCAATGAACGGGTTGCATATCATTGACTGGGCGGCCAGTGGATATACAAGCGCGGACAATGTAAGCTGCTCCATAATGAGCGGTATAACGGTTGAAAAGAGACCGCCAGAAAGAACTGTTACAACAAGTTACCCTTGCTCCGGCTACACAAACAAGCTGACGGAAATAACAATTCCTATAACAATGCCGACATTGATCAACTATCCGAATGGAGGCACTAATGGAAAAGTATTTTACGGGAAACGCGACACATGGGCAACTTGTTGGGATATGGAAGACAAGACCTATATAAATGTACATACGGCGGATGGGAGTTCCGCTAAATGGGATTTAGGCATGGATACGCTAACTATATTGTCCTAAAATAAAAAAATAATCGACAATTCCAAATTTTTTATGGCAAACATAACAATAACAATGCCTTCAGGGGTAAGCACATACACAATGGATCTGGCCCCTTACTGCGGCTATAAAATCACGGTGAACAGCGCAGTGACCTATGATGTCACGCATTGCGGCAGTTTCGGCGCTTATTATACCAATTCCCACGGCGGATGGGACGCTTTCCTGTTCGAAGGAAACTGCAAGCGCACGGATACATTTGACGCTTATTCAATAGACCGACCGTTTGACAATAACACAATTGATCATGAGAGCAAAACGTACCTTAATGACATAACGCTTGAGTATGAGCTTAACACGGGCTGGCTCACGGACGCACAGGCGGAAAACTTTGCTAAGAACTTCATTCAGAGCACAAACATATACCTGCATGACCTTGTGAATGACAAGATATTCCCTGTTGTTATTACGGACACGGAAGCCCCGTTCAAGAAATACATTGATAACAGGCGCAGGGTGAGCTACACGGTGAACGTGCGTGCTTCGCAAAAGCGGATTAGGAGATAATGTTAAAACTAATAATAAAATTATTTAAGAAGTTATTCATGAGGCAGGAAGTAAGATTGTTTGTCGAGGGAAGGGAGGTTGAATTTGCAACACCCCCGCAGATACTGTTTACCTATACGCAGAATGAACTGACTAACCCGTCAGTTATCAAGAACAGTTATACAAAGACAATCAAAATAGAAGGAACGCCTAACAACAATGACATTTTCGGGCATATTTGGGACTTGTCGCGCATTCAAAGCTACGGGGAGGGAGATTATACGCAGACACTTTTTGACGCGGCTAAAAAGGCGGAATTCACGCTGTTTTTCAACGGAGAAATATATGAGAGCGGCTACCTGAAACTTGAAAAAATCACAAAGAACGGAAACCACATCACAATGGATGCGGTTTTGTATGGAGGTTTAGGCGGGTTCTTCTATGATATGACCTATGACAATGAGGGAAACAAACTGAAACTTAGCGACTTGCAGTACCTTGAAAACGGAGGCGACAGCGAGTTTGATATGGTTATTTCGAAAGAGACGCTGCTCGAGGCGTGGGACGGTATCTATGGCTATGAAACCAAATGGGCCGCTATCAATTTCGCGCCGGCCTATGAGGGAGACCCGGACAATTTCGATACCGACAAATGCGTTGTGAACTTCAACAATGCAGCGATCAACAGTGCAACAACAACAAGCGGAACAACTTACCTTGCAAAAAACGGTTATTCGCTCGGCACGTTTCCTGAAAAATTGGATATGTGGGCTACAAGGGACATTAGATCCTATCTTGTGCGCCCTGTTCTTTCTGTCAGATACCTTTTCAACGCTTTTGTCAGATACGCGGACAGCAAGGGCTATGAACTTGACTTGGACAGCGATTTCTTCAATTTCGACAATCCATATTATGAGGATGCATGGGTTACGCTTCCCAGATTAAGCGAGATGAAGCTTACGGGCGCTGACACAAGCAGCAGAACCGAACTGACACCTTCAGTAAACCATACGCTTACGCAGAACGGTTGGTACAACACAACTTACAGGATTGCGACAAACCCAGACCTTCCGCTTGGAACCACAAGCATTGACCTTGAAATGGATTTCAACGTTTCGGGAGCGACAGGCATTACGCAGGATTTGACAACAAGCTCATGGATAGGCGGAAAACGCAATTTCGCGGGTTTTGGCGTGCAGTTGATTGGCTTCGAGGGGGATACCCCCTTGAGCACCGTTGTTACGGCTTCTACGGCTTATTTCCTTACTTCAAAGGTCGGAAATGACTACCTGAAAATAGAGGAAACAACTTGGAAACCGGAGGGAACGGGAGAATACAAGTATGATTTCGGCAATTGGGTTAGGACTGGAAGCGGAAATTGGAAATGGAGCAACCGCCTTACCTTCCACATGGAGCTTCCTTCAACAATAGGATGTTTCGGATTGAGGATTATTTCAGTTGCAAACTTGGAGACGGTGCAGACTTACAGCGGGGCTGCAGCGCAGTCTTACGGTTTCCGCAGGGGAAAGGCATACACTTCGAACCAACTTGAGACTTCTACAAGCGCAAACACAACCACAACAATCCTGGACAAAAATATCATATTCGACAACGGTTCTATTTACACCTATTCACAGAATGAGAGCGCGGGTTTCTCAGGTGCTCATGTCGGAAAAAAGACCATGTTGAATGTTGATCAAACGCCGTGCGACTGGCTTTTATCATACTGCAAGATGTTCAACCTTTATTTCCTTAAAGAGCCTAACAACAAGAAGATACAGGTTCTTATGAGGGGGAATTTCTATGACACGGGAACAACTGTCGATGCGAATGACCTTATAGACAGGGGAAGCGACATGGAAATTACGCCGATACCCTATGAAAGCATGTGGTACAATCTTTCACAGGAGCAGGTTGCAGGAGGTTTTGCGCAGCAGTATGAGAACACTTTCGGCACAAAGTACGGAACGCAAAGAATAAACACTGGATTTGAATTTGAGGTAGAGGAAAAGAAGATACTTGACAAGAATGTTTTCAAATCCGCGGTCGAAGGGACGGAAAAATCACGCTATTACCTTGCTCCAGAGCCTTTTGCACCTTCAAACCAAATGCCAGCTTACATTCTGCAGGGTTTCAAGTACCTTCTTTACAACGGCGAGGAAACTTATGAGGTCGATATGGGACAGCGTGCTTGGGAATTCAGCCCGCTTGACAAGGAGTTGTATTATGACCTTTTCTCAAAGCCGCAGTTCAGGGACGGAGACAGGAAAGCGGTTGACGGAAAGAACGTGCTCCTTTTCTTCACGGGTTTCAAAGAATGCAGGAACGCGGAAGGGACTGAAATACCCTATTGGCTCACTGATGACATTGGCGCAATGGGAGCGCTTAATGATCAAAAGCCCTGTTGGATATACACGGAGGATGAATATGACGCTAATCACAGGAAAATAGCCATAAAGGTTACGCAACTTCCTAAATTCCAACGCAATATAACGGGTTGGGGTGGCAATATTTCGCGTTCATGGGATTTCGGGGCACCTAGACAATTGTTCATAGATAACGCGTTTTGGGTAAATGAGGCAGGGATTTATTACAGTTTCTGGCGCAATTACCTTCAGGATTTCTATTCAACTGATACAAGGGTTGTAAGGTGCAAAATGCTTATCGAAAAGCGTCCGAACCCGGACATGCTGCGCAAGTTCTATTGGTTTGACAATGCGCGTTGGAGACTTAACAAAATAGATGAATGGAATTTATCTTCTCATGACAAGACAAGTGTCGAGTTTGTGAGGGTCAGCGATTTGGAGGCATACACTTCTACCCCCGTCACAACAGCGCCTACAATAACGGTGCGTCTTTCAAAGGATACCGCAAACAAGAACGGAGATATTATCGAAGCTTACGTTCATGTTTCTGACGGAGGGAGCTGGTACGTTGAAGGATATTCCGAAGACGCGCTTGGACTTTCCGCAATGAACGGAGTTGGTGATACAACAGTCACAATAACAGTCTATTCCAATCCTAACGGAAGCGAGCGCGAACTTTATGTCTATTTTATGGCTGACAACGCATTCGCAAAGGTATTGATAACGCAGGCGGCTTCGCGTTTGTGGCTTGAAATAATTGACACCGAAAATATTCCTGCAGAGGGCGGACAGGCAAGGGTTATGGTATATAGCGATGACCCTTGGTCTGCAAGCACGCCTTATACGGGCATAATCACTGCAATAACGCCTTCAACGGGTGTCGGTAGCACGGCGGGTGAAATGATAACGCTGCAGTTTGCTCCAAATGAGTTCTCATCGAGAAATACTGCCTATATAACGGCTACAAACGGAGTGACTACGGTACGTTCAGGCAATTTCACACAGAACGCGGCCGGAAATCCCTATGTCAATATATACAGCAACAATCAGTATCTGGCAAAAGAGGGCGGCACGTTCACTTTCACTGTCGAAGCGAACTGCGATTACAGGATTGTCGGTGTAAATCAGTGGATTACGTTCAATCCGACTACTGGTACAACGGGCGGAACTACTTTCACGGCTACTGTTGCTGAAAACACGGGATACAGACGTTCTACAACGTTTGCGGCGAAGGATATGGCTGGAGCGAACACAATCAGCAGCGACAGTGTTCTTGTTGTCCAAAGCGGTGTCACATACATAGTTTACGCTGCAGGCGCGAGCTCCGGCCCACGGGCTGCAACGCCTTCAAACGTTGAAACCGGGTTTATTGACGCTGACGGCAATTACCTTACGGAGATAACCGACAACACATACAGCCCGTTTGAAAACAATTATGTTCTCACTTTCGGAAAGGATGTAGCGAAGATAACAAACGGAGCATTCCAACGCATGAATTCTCCATACGTTGAACTGTATTATGTTTCAACGCCTTCAAGTGTCATTGAAATCAGCGAGTACGCTTTTGCTGAAAATGAATATCTTTCCGGTGTTACAACAAGCGCGGCTACTATTACAAGCGGGGCATTTATGGACTGTCCGGCACTTGTGAACCTTAATCTTGGAGAAGGTGTGCAGGTGATAGGCGACCTTGCTTTCGCTGCGTGCGGCGCACTTACGGGTGTTACAATACCCTCAACGGTGACGGAATTGGGCTGCAACGCATTCGCAGGATGTACGGGGCTTGCAAGCTTATATTATGCAGGCACTGTCGCACAGTGGGAAGCTATAACAAAGTGCTCTACATGGAACAACGGTGCAAGCAACTTGACAAAGGTTATCTGTTCTGACGGCGAAGCGGAAGTAACAGGCGGAAACGGAAAAATCGAGTGGACAAGGATAGACGGAGGCGGTGACGTTTCTGCTACTAACGGATATGCCGTTTTCAATGTTTCGGCTACGGAGGATTGGACTGCAAGCACGCCTTATACGGGCATTATACGCCTTATATCGCCTTCTGCGGGCACAATTGGAACTACTACTGTAACAGTCTATTTCAATGACAATACAGGCAGCAGAAATCAGGTTTACGTTGATTTTTCAGGCGCTACGCAGCATTCACGCGCATACATCCAACAGGCGGCGGCCGGAAATCCTTATGTGCGCTTTATCCCTGCTTCAATGGTTCTTTCTTCGGAGGCGCAGAGCGTGCAGATACAGGTGAGCGCGAACACTGATTGGTCTATGTACCACTGGGCTTCTTGGATAAGCACAACACCTGCAAACCTTCAGGTTGTTTCAAGCGCAGTGACGGAGATAACGCTTACGGTTCAAGCAAATACGGGAACTACTTCACGCATGACAAGCATACTTGCGAAAGATGTGAACGGGGCTTACAACATTGACAGTGACAGTTCATTCTACTTCACGCAGTCTTCTGTCAGTTCAAACAGTGAAGACACTTCTTCAAGTTCCACGGTGGCTACAAACGCGAAACGCGCTTACAGGATCTCGGAAGTCTATTCATTGAAGGAAGCGGAAACGCTTTAATCAAAAACGTCCGGCTCTGATTTTATATTTCATGCCGGACGTTTTATATTGTCCGCAATATAAAATAATTTCTGAAAAAAACAAATTTTTTTAATGGCTGAACAGACAATCCTCAAAGTTTCCCTTAAGGATTACAAGGCACAAATAGAGGAATTACGCGCTTCGCTTCTTACGCTTGACAGCGCTTCTGATCAATACAAGGAAACGGCGCAGGAGGTTAAGGACATGCAGGACAAGCTCAATGAAGTTATGTCCGTGGGAAAGAAGTCGGTTGAAGGCGTTGAAGGTTCTTACAATGCCTTGAGGCAGGAATTGTCCGAACTTAAAAAAGAATGGCAGACGCTTGAAATCGGTTCTGATAAGTGGAATGAGCTTGGAGCCAGAATTGACAACATAAATGATCAGTTGAAAGAAGCCGATGCGAGCATAGGTATTTTCAACCGAAACGTTGGTGACTACGCGAACAGTTTTGAAGAAGCGGGAAAAAGCCTTCTTGACAACTTCAAGCAGCTTAATCCGACAATAGGAAACGCAGCAAACGCTATAAAGCGCCTTATACCAATGATAAAGACCACTACAAAGACCGCTACGGCGGGTTTGAAGGGGATTAAGGCGGCTGTAGCGGCTACGGGAATAGGTGCGCTTATTGTCGCGCTTGGAGTGCTTGCCGATTACGTTGCAAGGAACTGGGACGCTATAAAGGATTGGGCTACGGGTGTCGGAAAAGCTCGGAAGGAGCATGAAGAACTGACAAAGGAAATAGAGCGCACAAAACAGGCAAGTGAGAGTAACATCCAATACATGAAAGGTGTTGGAATGAGCGAATTTGCTATTCAGGCAAAGCAACTTAATACGCTCAAGGGCGCACAAGCTTCGCTTACGCAGGAATACAACCTGTATATTGCTACGCACAGGAAGAATTCAAAGTTTGCAAAGGAACTTTACAGCGGGATGACGGAAGCTGCAAGCGCCGTTACTGAGCAACAGGAGAAAATGAGGGTTTCGCTTGACATTTTTGTCGCAAGTCAGAAAAAAGCAGGCGAACAGGAGTACATGAGCGAACTTGACAAGACGCTTGCAGACATAAATGATGAATTTGACGCGGCAATTGAGAATGCCGTTGATCTGGCGAAGGCGGCGGGTGCTTCCGTTCTTGACCTTGTTATGTTACGCGAAGAATATGAGGAACTTCGAAAGCAGGCGTTGGAAAGGGCAAAGAGACAGTCCGGAAAATCGCAGTGGGAGAAGGAACGCGATGAGATAAAGGCAAGGACAAAAGAAATCGCGGACAGCTACAAAACCGAAAGCCAGAAACTGACGGAAAAATATCAGGAAGAACTTAAACTGTTCAAAAAGCACAAGCAGGATACAAAGGCGCTTACGGAACGCTATAACGCTGACATGGCGGAAATCGAAAGAAACCTTGCGGCAGAGCAGAAAGCTGCGCTTGAAAGTTCCTATAACGCGCTTCTTGATCCTAAACCTATGGAGTATTTCAAGAAGGTCATTGACCTTGCGGAAGAAGAATTGAACGTCTTTGCTGAAAAAACGGGCGAAAAACTTCCCCCGCTTGGGCTTTCCGATACCATAGCGCAAGTCAGCGGGCTTACGTTCACAACGCAGGAGCTCGAGAAATACGGAGTAAAGAGTGCGGAAGAATTTGCCCTTAAATGGTACGCTGCAAGCCAACGCCTTCAAATGGCACAAAAGTCCTATGATGAAAACATTCTAGGAAGCATTAAGCTTAACAGCGGGCTTACAAAATCAACCGAAACACTTTCACGCAAACTGCTTGGGCTTGAAGAAAATAGCACCGAATACGCGAAGACGGAAATATCAATAACAAAGACAAGGATAGACTACCTTACAAATTATCTTAACGCGCTCGATGCGACTTCATTCAAACGCAAGGAAGATTATGAGGCGGCGAAGAAGGAGGCGGAAGACCTGCTTACAGTTGAGCAGAAACGCTTGAAGCAGCAGGAAAGGACGCTGAAAAACAGTGCGCTGCAGGCGCAGATTGACAAGGCGAACTATGAGGCGGAAAAAGCTTCGCAGAACACTGGAAAATTTATCAATAATTCCAATTTCGGCGAGAGCTGGAAAGCACGCATAAACGCTGCAAGGACGGCACTTGACATTATCAGCCAAATGGAGTTCGAAAATGAGCAGGAACGCCTCGATGCGTTGCTGCAGGCACAGAACAACATGGCTGAGGCTGAACGCGGTTTCCTTAATGAGAGGATAGCCAATTGGAGCGAACTTGGGACAAACATAGGCTCGATTATATCTTCTATCGGGGATTGGTATGAGCAAGACATTGAAAATCAGGTAAAGAACGGCAAATTAAGCGAAAAGGAAGCCGAAAAAGAGTATAGGCGCGTGCAGGGCATTAAAGTCGCTGACGCTATCATACAGACACTTTCTGGAGCGCTTGCCGCGTTTATGGGCTATCAGTCGCTCGGACAGCCTTGGGGAAGTATCCTTGGCGCGGCTGCGGCTGCGGCTGTAGCTGCTACCGGCGCTGTTGAAATCAAGAAAATAAACTCGCAGAACCCTTATTCATCTTCTTCCGTTGGGAGTTCTTCTTACGCTTCCGCAACGCCTAAACTTATGGATTATTCCCCGGACTATTTCAGCAACCTTACAAGCAAATCGGATACTGACTACCTTGCGAACAGTCTTGGAAAAACAAACCTTTATGTGAGTGTCACGGATATAAACAACGTCCAGAACAAGGTGAAAGTACGCGATGAGAACAGTACGTTCTAAATCCGTTGAACAAAATTAAATAATTTTATATTTCTTTTAAAATCATTT